TAGAAGGAATCGTACAGCCGTCATTAAAAGATGAAAGCCTGATCGAACATTTTGGAGCAGGGGATCCGATGGGATTAGCCGAACTGCTTTTTAATGGGGAAATTGATGATATTGCAGATGCAATCGAAGAGGTAGGAAAAAAAGAAAATATTGAGGAAGTTGTAAAAAACTAATTTATGCAGACGGTGAAGTTAATATTATGTATTGGCTTTTCCGTCTGCATAATATTTTTCCCCGGACTTTTTGCGAGATGGGAGAGTACGAACAGCAGATAATGACTGCATTTATCAAACAGGAAATCGAGGACATAAAAAAGGAGAGTGAGGAATAATGAGTAAATTTGTAGATGCGACCCTGCGATTATTTGATAAGTTTTCCTCACCTCTTAGCAAGGCTGTACAAAATATGCAGCAACAGTCACGAAAGATAAATAAAATATCCAATGATATTAAAAAGGCTGGAAAAAGCGTAGAAGGAGTAGGAAAAAGCCTGACAAAAGGTGTAACTGTACCAATTGTAACTGTTATGACCGCATCCGGAAAAATGGCAGATACTTTTGAGCAGAATCTTGGACAGGTCAATACCCTTTTAGATGACCATAGCCACTTGGAAAGTTATAAAAACGCTGCATTAAAAACATCGAATGAAACGGGATTGAATCTTGATACGGTTACACAGGGTGTCTACCAGATGATCTCATCAATCGGAGATTCCGGAAAAACAACAGAGAAAATTTTTAATACTTCTGCAAAGGCGGCAAAAGCCGGAGGAGCGGAGGTATCAGAATCAGTTTCCTTGATATCTTCAGCGATGAAAGGCTATAACAGTATTAATAACGAAACAGCTAAAAAAATATCTGATATGGCTTTTCAGACACAGAAATTAGGTGTTACCACATACAAAGAATTAGCTGCAAGTATGCAGCCATTATTTCCACTTGGAAATGCCCTGAACGTCTCTTACGAGGAACTGTTTGGTTCGATGGCTACCCTTACTGGGGTAACCGGCAATACCGCAGAGGTAACTACGCAGATGAAAGGCGTATTTACCGGATTGATGAAGCCAACGGATGCCATGAGCAAATTAATGGAAAAATACGGCTATAAAAACGGAGAAGCCATGATTAAAGCAGAAGGCATGGCCGGTGTATTAAAAATCCTTAAAAAAGAAACTGGTGGCCAATCCGATAAAATGGCAGCGTTATTTAGTAACTCCAGGGCTTTAACTGCTGTACTGGCTTTAACAGGAGTACAGTATGATACCTTTGTGGATAAATCAAAGAAAATGAAAAAAGCAACTGGTTCTACGGATGAAGCCTTAAAAAATATGCAGACTTCCATGACGAAAATCCGAAAAGTCATTAATATTGCTAAAAATACAATGACAATCTTCGGGGAAAGTGTGCTGCAGGTAGTAGTTCCTCCAGCTACAAAAGCAGCGGAAAAGGTACAAGAGTTAACGGAAAAATTCTCGAAGTTAGACACAAAGCAAAAAGAACAGACAGTTAAGATGATGATGCTTGCGGCTGCTGTAGGTCCGGTATTGATTGTGATTGGAAAAGCAACTCAGGGCGTAGGAAAGTTTATTAAAACGATAAATGGAATCAGTACAGGGATAAAGAAAGCAGGAAGTTTTATGAAGTGGCTTACAAGTCCTGGCGCAATTGTTGTAGCTGTCTTGATTGCAATCGTTGCAGCAGGAATCCTGGTTTATAAAAACTGGGATAAGATTATTGTGATTGCAAAAAAACTGGGAAAATTCATTAAGCAGACAATGCAAGAAGCAGGAATTGATGTAAAAAAATGGGGCGATAAAATCAACGAAGTACGTGCGTTTGCTTCTTCTGGATTTAAAATTATCAAGCATGTTATTTCAGATTTCGCTACGATTTTGTCACCGGTTGGAAAATTAGTTTTATGGTTATTTAAAACAGCATTTATTGTTGGACTGAAAGTAACAATCGTAACAATAGCATCCTGGGCAAAAACAATAATTGATAAGGTACATGGTGTGGTATCAATCATAAAAGGATTAATCGAATTTATCTCAGGAGTATGTACAGGAAATTGGGAAAAAACATGGCAGGGAATGAAAAAAATTTTCTATGGAGTGTTTGAAGCACTTCCGGGAATTGCAAAGAAACCGTTAAATACACTTATTTCACTTTTGAATTTGGCAATATCAGGAATTAATAAGTTAAACTTTACTGTTCCAGATTGGGTGCCGGGAATCGGTGGAAAAGGATTTGGAGGATTTAATATTCCAAAAATTCCGCAATTAGCAAAAGGTACGCAGAATTGGAAAGGCGGTATCGTGCAGATCAATGAAAAAGGTGGAGAAATTGTAGATCTGCCGCGTGGTACGAGAGTGTATCCTCATGATCGATCGGTACGCATGGCAAAAACGGAAGGTACAAAAATCTATCGGTTTGAGAAAATTGCAGATACAGTCATTGTAAGGAAAGATGAAGACATCGATGAAATTGTGGATAAGATTGTGGATAAACTGGAAGCAATACCGGTATAAGGAGGACAATATGGAAATATGGCTGAACAACGGAAACGATAAAATCAGATTGCCAATACTGCCTTCTTCCTTTGAGGTGGAGTCTTCACAACAAAACACTTCAGAGAATGTGCATCGGAAAGGCGAAGTAAACTTGCTAGGGAAAAGGAACTTAAAAACGATAGAGATCAGTTCCTTTTTTCCGAATCATGATTACCCATTTTGCCAGTATCATGGATTCAAAAAACCATATATCTACGTAAAAAAGATAGAGGGATGGAAAGATTCCAACGTTACTCCCCGGCTGATCATAACCGGGGATGCCGACATAAACATGGAAGTGTCAATAGAAAATTTTAAGTATGGAGAAAACGATGCCACTGGGGATGTTAATTTTACGATAAATCTTAAAGAGTATATCGTTGTAAAATATTCAAAGCCTGCGAAAAAGACGAATACAAAAACAGGGAAAAAGGTAAATAAAAAGGCAGCAACTACGCTGAGATCAATTTTAAATAAATTGAAAAATGGCGGTACTATTTACAAAGTGAAAAAGGGAGATACGCTTTTGAAAATTGCGAAAAAGAAAACAGGGAAATCTTCGAACTGGAAAAAAATCTATAATCTAAATAAAAAGATAATAGAAAAGGCTGCAAGGAAGCATAAAAAAAAGTCAAGCAATAAAGGTAAATATCTGTACGCAGGAACAAAGTTGGTGATTCCGAAATGAGCATAAAATTAAAATGGAACGATAACGATATTACAGATATAGTTTCAACGGTTACATGGGCGGGAAGTGCTTATTCAGCAGCCAGATCAGTTGAATTCACTTTACTTAATCCGGCCGGGGACAATCATTTTGCTATCCCTACTCCAGCTCTGGGCGATGTAATAAAATTATATGATGATAGTAAGTTACTTTTCTGTGGAAAACTAATAAGAAGAGGCCGAACCGGGGAAGCTGGAACGGCTTCTTTTTTGGCGTATGACCTGCTCTGGTATCTCCTAAAAAATAAAGGAACCTATAAGTTTAAAAAGAAAAAACCAGAGCAGATTGCACGCCTGATCTGCAAGGATTTGAAAATAAAAACAAAAAATATTTCCAAGACAAATGTAAAGATACCAAAAATATTTTTTCAAAACCGGGAGTATTACAATATAATTCTTGCGGCATACACAAAGGCAAAAAAGAAAAAAGGTATAAATTATCAGCTTATGATGCAGGGAGAATATTTTTCTGTGATACCCAAAGGAACGATGCTCGATTTTGAAATCTATCAGAACGAAGGAATCACAGAAAGCAGCTATGAAGAAAGCCTGGAGTCGATGGTGAACAAGGTTGCTATTTACAATTCGAAGAATAAAAAAATAGGAACAGTGTCAAATAAAAACTGGGTAAAAGCATATGGAGACTTACAGGAATCCATTTCTGTTGATAAAGGAAACGGAAAGAAGCAGGCAAAAAATACTTTGGTCGGAATAGATAAAACGGCATCTATTACTGCGATTGGAGATTTACGGTGTCTGGCCGGATATGGTTTGAAAATCCATGATACTGACACTGGACTAAACGGTACATTCTGGATCGAAAACGATACACATACATTTGAAAATGGAATCCATACGATGACTCTTGAACTAGCTTTTAAGAACGCAATGGAGACAGCATCAGGGGACAGCGAGAGTAAGAGTTCTTCATCCGGTAGCATAGCAACTGCTTCATCCGGAATTCTTAACGGAAAAAAAGTACCTGCATTGTTTACAGCGTATTATCCATCTAACAGTAAAATGGAAGGCGGTTTTACAGACTGCAGAGGAAAAAAACTGGATCCATCAAAATATACCTGCGCCGGTCCGAAAAGCTTAAAATACGGAACGCAGATACAGGTGTTAGGAACCAAGACGAGCCGGGACAAAAAAGTACATACAGTCAATGACGTTGGCGGTGCGATTAATATTGTAAATGGACGTTATCATTTTGATTTACTTATGAGTTCGGCCGCACAGTGTAATAAATTTGGGAAACGGTATGGTTATGCCATAATCGGAAACGGTACAGGCTACAAACAGGTAAGCAGTTCGCCATCTGAAAGCAATAGCAAAGCAGATAAGGTTATTGCAAAGGCAAAGAGCTATATTGGGAAGGTCCGCTACAGTATGGGAGCCTCTTCGCCGGATAGCGGAGTATCTGACTGCAGCGGATTTACGTCACACGTTTTCCAGAAAGCAGCAGGAAAAGAGATTGGCCGAACAACTATGATCCAGGCAACAAAAGGCAGCAAAGTTTCTAAAAAAAACCTGCAGAAAGGCGATTTAGTCC